AATCTTTAATACCCCAACGTGTCATCACAATAATAATAGATCCACCTGGCTGTAGTCTCTGCCTCGGACCTGACGTGTACCACTCATAAATACTGTCAAGTGCAGTAGGACTTAGTGCATCTTGTTCTGATACAGGGTCATCAATGATACATAAATCAGCACCTCTTCCAGCCAATGCACCTCCAACACCAACAGCGTAATACTCACCACCACTATTGGTAGACCAACGTCCTGCAGCTTTGGCATCTGTTGCTAATCTTATATCAGGAAATATGTCTCTAAAATCCTCACTATCAATAAGGTTTTTAACTTTACGACCAAAGCCTACTGCAAGCTCTGCCGTGTGTGTTGCTTGTATAATCTTTAAATCTGGTCGTTTACCCATGAGCCATGCAGGGAATAAGTAACTTGCAAACTCAGACTTCGTATGTCTAGGTGGCATATTGACAATCAGACGTTTAATCTTACCATCTGCAACTGCCTGTAACTTCTCACCATAGATCTTATGATGTTTACCCTCAATGAAACCAGACCATATCTTGTTGACGAAACGTAAAAAGTCATCTTGGGATTCAGATCTGTCCTCAAGTTTTTTTAATCTTTTAAGTAGAGGAGCTACTTTTTGTAACTCATCATCACTTAAAAACTCAGCATATTGTAAATTGGTCATGCTACCTTAGTTAAAAAATTATCCACAGCATTTACAACTCCACCTTCTTGTAGTCTTTTAGGTGCTGGGACTCCTGTAATTCTGGCTATTAAGTCATTTAAATTACCAGCATCAAAATCTACAGGTGTAAAGCTTGCAGTTGATGCAGGAGCTGTAGATTTTACGACTGTTGGCTTTGTTAGTTTTGAAATTGCAGTTGGTGTGCCACCACCTAATACATTTGGTTTATCATCTTTTTCTTCGTCTTTTTCTTCAGTAGCTTTTCTTAAAAACTTAGTTACTGGATCACTTCCACCATCGTCTGGCTGAAATTGCTCTAAGTCACGACCCTCAATTAAGTTACCAAACTCATCTTTAGCACCAATAATCCTGCCAGTATCTGGATCAACAACTGCATCTAATCCTTTGCTTACAATCCCATCAAACAATCGTCTGTTAAAAAATGAACCAGCCTTATTAGCTAATGTTGCAAGTAAATTCGGGAACTCTGCATCTCCAATTTTAAATGTTTCTTTAAATTCATTTGGTCTGTTCAATATATCGGCTACTCTCTCTTGAGTTACATCACCTTGAATGTCAGCAATGTCTAATGATGGCACAACATCATCACCTACAACTGAATCAACTCCTTGATCAAGTGGTGTCGTTTGTATTTGTCTGCCACCAAATATCCTTGCTGCATCAGGAACAGATTGTCTGAATGTGTTTGCATCATCTATTCTTTGCTCACGACCTATGCTCGATAATACATCTGGAGATACTGTTGTTAATGCGTCATCCTCTGGTAATATTGTGTCAATATCTAATACTGTATCTGGCATTTTTGGCGGACCTTGTACTGGTCTATCTCTTCTAGCATCTAATGTCTCTAATGCAGTGTCAGGCACTCTACTACCTAAATCAGCTCTGATTTCATTTATAGTTCTGTTATTTCTAGCTATTCTGGCGGCTGTGTTTTCAGGACTTACATTTTGTGTTCTAGTGGCTAAGTTAGCAAATTCAGGAGAAATAATATTATCTCCAATTAGTCCAGATGTTAATGTAGGTGTATCAGTTTGTTGAAGATTTCTTTGCATCAAAGGAGTGCCAGAAACAGGACTGCCTGTTGTTAATATTGACGATAAATCACCACCCCTAGTTGCTTCGTATTGAGGTGTGCCAGGTGTTGTAGCTTCAATCAAATTTCTAAAACTAATATTAGCTGGTATCTCAACACCTTCTCTTATTGATCTATCAAAAGCCTTTTCTACATCATCTCTTTGATCTATCGGATCTAACGTGCTTAACTGATTTACATCTGATCTTAATGGTTGATTTAATCTTAATTGATCTAAATTTAAATTATTTAGAATAGAAGCGTCAGTGCCACGTCTCATATCTGCCATGACATTTGCACCTGCTGAACCAAACTCTTGATTAACAATAGCATTCTTTATAGCACCTCTTGTTTGAGGATTGCCTAAATTGAAACTCTCACCTGCAACACTCTTAATGGCATCTATGTAACCAGCTCTGTTTGCAGGACTGTTTTCTTTGTTACCACTACCAAGATAGGTGTTAGCTAATGCCTCTGGTGTGTTAATATTATTTCTTGCATATAATTCTAATTGTCTGTCTATTGCACCAATGCCTGCATCTAATGATGGGAATATTGCAGGAGCTAAATTATCTGGTGTAATAGGACCTGAAGCTGGTAAACTCTTTACAACTTCAGTGGTTAAATCTTCTTGTCCCTGCTTCAACGCACCTGGATTGTTGCTGAATGGTAATCCTGCCGCTCCTGATCTAATAGCTGATATTACATCACCAGCTAAAGGATCTGCATCTGGTAAAGTCCCTCCAGCACCTGGCACTATGGTTGGCAATCCAGCAACGGGTGTGCCTGCATTTGGAAATGCTCTGGCTCTAGCTCTTCCTGCTTCAATTGCATCTACAGCAGGTCCAAAACCTGTTCTAATACCAAGACCTAATGGATCATCTAATAAATCACGATCAAAGA